GGGATTTCGTTCGGCGCTGTGCCGATGTCGGTTTGTACCACTGCTGGACTGCCGTTCTCGGTAAGCGCGGTAAAGTCGCCCGTTGAAGGCGTAGAAGCACCCACTGAGGCGTTGTTGATCGTACCCCCAGAGACCGTTGGCGTGTTGACCGTGGGGGAAGTTAGCGTCTTATTGGTTAATGTCGCCGTATTCGTGCGCTCAGCAAATACATGAGCTGTCGTGGCAACTTGGGTGGTATTCGCCCCCGCCGCCGCTGTAGGCGCTGTTGGAGTGCCAGTTAACGCGGGAGACCCCGCAAAGACCAAGGACCCCGTGCCGGTTTCATCCGTTACCGCTGCCGCCACTTGAGCAGAGGTGGCCTGTAGTGTGTTATTCGCTAGATTAATCGTCTTGTTGGTTAGAGTCTGTGTGCCGGTGGTCGTGACCAACGTCGAGCTCGCAGGAACCGTTGTACCGTTCAAGGTTGTTGTGGAGTTGGATGTCAGCGTGGTAAACGCGCCCGTCGAAGCCGACGTGGCACCAATCGTAGTACCGTCAATTGTGCCACCGTCAATGTCAACAGACGAGAAGAACTCCGTGGCCGCAAGAACATTCGTGCCATCACAATAAACCGCTGCTACCTTGCCATTGGGAATGGTCACACCAGTGCCAGCCGCTGTCTTAATCGTCGCAGCAAAACCACCACTCACGCCGTTACGAATGACGTAGATCTTCGTCTCATCAGGACAAATGACCGTGGCTGCTGCGCCTGGGGAGCCTGACAGTTCCAAAATAGCCGCGCGAGACTCGGAAGTCGTGCCGTTAGACACGGTCAACGTGTGGCTGGCCCCCGCCCACGTGTTAATGGTCGCGAGGCCGGCAATGGCCTCCTCAATCATGGACGTGATGTTTTGGTTAACAACATCGCCCCACGTGCCGGCAAGTTCGCCCGTCGCAGGCAGTGCAAGTTTGAGTATACTGGTGTAAGAAGTAGCCATGCTATAAATCCTTTAAGTAATCTACGGTAACGAAGTAGTGACCGGTACCCAATCCGTTGTCTCAGAGTCGTCTACTTCTACCCAGTCCGTTGTTTGTGCGTCATCCACCACTATCCAATCCGTTGTCTCAGAATCATCGACCTTGGTCCATACCACTGCTTGAGAATCGTCCACCAGTACCCAATCCGTGGTTTCAGAGTCATCTACTTCTTCCCACAAGAACCTAACCGACAACGGGTCGTTTACCGTTACAATTTCCCCTATGTTAGCCGAAAACACCGAGGCAGCGACAGCGCTTTCTTCTGCCATCCGCGCCAATTCAACAATAGAGGCGACAAAGTCAGTTTGAGGGGTTACGGTTTCTGCGGCTAACGCGCTTTCGACTACAGGAACGACATAATCGACTTGGATCGACAAAGTACCCGTCATCTGCGCCAATTCAGGCACTGTGACAGAAAAGTCAAACCCTATGGCTGGTGCAATGTCCTCGATTTCAGCCGATTCCGAAACGCTTGAAACAAAGTCCACGTTTGCCGCAATGCTGTCTACGGCAGTGACACTCTCCGTCACCGAACTGACAAAGTCCACGTTTGCCGCAATGCTGTCTATTGCTGTAATGGTCTCTAGGATTGACGATACGAACGTGACTTGCGTGTTTGGCAGGTCAGAAACACTGCCGGCCTCTACAACCAAAGAGTTAAACAACCCGCCTGAAACAGGCGCCGTGTCGGAGACTTGCGCTTGCTCCGCTAAACTCGACAGAAAGACACTACCGGCGACAATCTTTGCGTCTTCGGCTTGTACCTGATCAGCGACCGCGCGCTCATAAGCGGACATGCCCCAACCGGCCTGCCCCCAAGTGCCAGAGCTCCAGCCGCCTTCTGCCATAATCAGGCTCCGGCTACTAGCTCATCTTCCGCGAACCAGCGCTGTTGTGTCACGTCTTCTGCATCCGTCCATTCGATTTCGTAGAAAAACTCACCTTCAGCGCTCATGTGCAAAGCCAATACGGGGCCTTTTGGGATGACCTTGTTGACTTGTACAATTTCGCCTTTCTTGAATTTCGTAGCCATTTGGATACTCCCTTAAGCGGCGTCGAGACTGAACTGGTACGTGATATTTAATGTGTCACCTGATGCGACACTACGGTCACCAGGCGCAGCAAAGTCCGAAGCCGAGAACAAGACGCCTGTGGTACCGCCTTTGGTATTGTCGCTAATCAAAAACGCACCGCCAATAGTAGCCGTGGCGTCAATGTTGAACTGTGCAGGCGAGCCGCTGTTATCAATAACAGAAGGATCTGCGGTGGTTGCTGTACCGAAGGTTGCCGTGGGGCGCGTTGCGTTGCTGTAGGGCGTAATTTCCGTCCAACCAGCATGCGAAGCGGCCGTGTCGCCGGCAGCGGGGTTATTGGAAGCCGCAGCACCGTACAATCCAATGTACCAAGCCGCAGTGTATGCCGCACCCTTAAAATACTTGGTGTTCATGTCCTGCAAGCCGGCATTGACGACCAGGTTGTGCTTCTTGTCTTCCCACTTCAGGTTACCTTCCTTGTCAAAACATTGGATGGTAAACACGCCACCGGCAGAAGCCTTGGAAGAAGCGTTTAACGTGCGGGTCAGTTGACTAGCCACAACGTCGGTTGATTTTGCTTGATTCGTTAACATAATGCACTCCTTACGCTATGCGTAAAATTGCTGAAGAACTGTTCCCAGGTGGGAACTGAATGACAAACGACGTTGTAGAAATCTTGTTTGAACCCATATCTAGTACCGCAATGGCCGTACCGCCCTCTTTATAAAGCAAAGCACCGCGTGCGGTAATTGCCCCTGTCCATTCTACATTAGCGAAGGTTGCGAAGGAAACTGCACCCGATGCGTCTACTGTTGGCGTCAGTGCCTTGCCTCCACTGACATAATCGCCCCCAGAGGTTTCACCGTCCGTGGTAAAAGCCGTTGTAGTGGCTGTTAAGGTGGCATTTTCCGTGTAAAGAGCCATTTTAATGACGTCTACGGCAAAGTCCACATCGCCATTGAGCAATGCTTCTTTGAAACTGTTGCAAACGTAGTTACCGGTAAATGCCATTGTTCTCTACCTTAGGGTCCAGGGCTCAGTGACTGCAATGGCAGCCTAATCATGCCGTCTCTGTACTCATCGCGACGGCGACGTCCCTGCTGTTCGATGCCAATGCCTTGGATCGCTTGCTTGTACGACTGATCAAAGTAGGCCATCAGGTCAGGAGGACCTTTCGTGTAGCTGTACGCCTGTACCAGACAACCATACAACAGCGCTTCAGGCGCGTTGTCCCCAATCCACGTGTTAGGGTTCGAGGCGGAAATAGACGCAGGCTTGTAAATGTAGCCCAGCTCGGCAGCGTAGTTGCTGTTTGGTGTTGGCGCCACGTAAAAAGTGTTCTGGTCCCAAACCGAATAGTACTTAGGCAAGCCTGTGGCCGACCCATCTGCCCAGTATTCTTTCATGAACGATGTGTCACGGAACTCCAAGAACACCTGGTTGCCATCCGTGTCCGTGATCATCAAATACCGATGCGTCAAGATATCCGCGGGCGTAGACAAGAATTTGTTGGTAGGGGTTAAGTTACCCGCCACTTCCTTCTTGAACACATCCAAATCAACTTCACGCAGGATGCGGTTTTCCGTCATCAAAATAAAAGTGTCAACAACAGGCTCGGTCAAGACATTAGAGTCTACGTCCGTGTAATTGCGGATGTTGGTAATCAGCTCGCTGTAATTCATGTTGTCACCGCCGTCACTTGTCCAAGGGTTACTTGCAATACCAAGGCGCTATCCACTGTACTGGGCCGCATGTCATTTGTTCCGGTTGCACTCCCCAAACTCTGGAAAAAACTACCACCGGGACTACCCACATACACCACCAAGGGCTCGGCCCGATCTGGGCGAGGCTCCCTAATTGCTTGGGCATCAGCCACAAATCGCAAAGGCTCAAGCTGAGGTTCTTTTGGCTCGTAGTCATCGGGGCATACCTTAAATCCTCTCCAGTTTTTACGCAAAACTGTGTACGGATAGCGCTGTCCGCAATAATCACACAGGGCAAAAGAAAACTTTCCGCTGGCGTAAGCCATGCTAGTACCCTACATCAGGCACGATAAAAAAGCTTGCTGTGTCGCGATCCTCGGCGGCAGCTCGTGCAAACTCTTCTTCATACAATTGCTTCAAAACGGCAATGCGATCAGGTGCAAACTTCAATGATAGGTAATACGCCAACCCTGCCACTAAACACGGCAAAAACCGGAAGTTAATGTCCGTGGTGTTGGTGTAATCCCCTGCATCCTGAATTCTGCGAATTCTGTAGTACAGAAGCGTGTACGCCTTGTCTGCCGCAGGATAAAGATAGACCTTAGGTGCATTAGTGCGCTCCACATAAAACTGCGCAGGGCGCGCCTGAGTGGTCTTGTTGGGCACGTTTAAGTACTCAGCACGACTGATCCTGTCCATGTTGATGTCAATAAGCGGCGTCACACTAGGGTCGCGCACGACTGCTGTCAACACGTTGATTGTGTCTAACGGCAATGCAAGCTCATTGTCACCTTGGACAATGGACAAAGTTGCTTGCTCAATGGTCCAAAGATTCAAACCACGGTTAGCCCAATCCAAAAACAATAAATTCAACGACCGGCGAGCTGTTTTAAGCTGATTACCGCTTGTCATGCGCATGCCCAAACGCTCGAATGACTCTTCTACCAAGTCATCGATGTTCAGGTCAAACGAAGCGGTTCCGGATGTTGTCATTTTTCGCCATCGCTGTAAAGGTTGTTAAACGTCACGGTTGGATCCATGTAGGTATCGTCTTGCTCTGCACAATGAATCCACTGGCTCGGTTTAAAGTCAGGGGCACCTGTTCCTGTTTCCCAAAATGCGGGACTTGTTACCCGTACACGATTGTTAGGAAGAGCAACAATGTTACCCGTCCACTTTCCTGCGTTCGTTAGCACGATTACATGGCTTTGCTTGTGCTGTGCAGGGCAATCGGCAACTTCACTTTCCGCATAGTCTATTGTAAACAAGTAACGACCTGTGTGGAACTGTCCATCTATCTTGCATAGCCATGGGCTAGGCGAAGTCCGCTCAAATTTAATGACCGAATGATGGTGAGAAGGGCAATCCCAAGGCTGAACTAAGTGCGTCGGCATGCGTTCAGGCCACTCATTAAGGGGAATATCCCCCACAAGCGCCGTAATCGGCATACGTGCCCACATGGCACCACCATGAATGTTCTCAGAGTCATCATTATTGCTTTCACACCCTGTGAAAACAAGCTGAAAACTCAAGCACCGGTCAGGCATCGTCGTAACAGCAACAGCAAGAGCATGCACATACTCACCATGGTACTTCTGGTGCATATGTGTAAACTCCCGCCGAACCCAGCACTTAAAATACGGGATGTTGCTGTTTAAATACGCCATTACATGGCCTTGGACTTCTTTTTCATTGCGGCACCGCCTGCAGCATAGCCTTTTGTTGCCATACCGCCTGCAGCGTAGCCTTTCGAGGCCATACCACCCTTAGCCATCATCACAGGACCAGTGGTTTTACTGGTTTCCTTGATCATTTTGTTCTTAGGACCCTTTTCTACTGCTCCGCCGCCTTTGGTTGCGGCACCCATTCCACGTCCGGCCATGATTATTTCCTTTTCTTTGCTGTTTTCAGCGAATCTAAAAACGCCGTCTTAGTCGGCGCACCTTTTGTGCCTGGCTTACGCATCGTTTCGCCCGATCCTGCCTTAATACGCTTACGTTTAGCATTAATGTTCGCATATAAGCCTGGTTTCGTCATTTTGACACCTTTTCAAGTGATAACCGATCTATCTTTTGTTCAAGTCTATCAAACCGATCCAACAACTGCTGCATATCTGCCCTAAACTCTTGACGAGTCATGTGATCTCTTGCAACTTCTTCTCTAGTGCGGTTGATTAGGATGCTAATGCGTCCAAGTTCTTCAAACTTTTCGCGCATAACATAGGCTAAAACCCCAAAAAGCCCCGTTAAAACCACGTTCCAGATCATCATTTCCATGGTTAACACTTCCATCGTTTACGTGCCTGTCTCAGGCGGCTATTTGGGTCTTTAGCAGCATCCGGAAACTGCTTCATCTGCCCCTCGGACCGTGCGCAATACGACTTGCGACGCTTTGCTCGAGCCGCCGATGGGCTGCTCTCTGTCACGGCTGTTTTTAACTTGCTGCCAGGATTTGCTTTGCGGTACGCTTTGACGCCCTTTTCAGTCATGCCGGCACCCTGCTTAGTCGGACGAAAATTGCCCGACTTAACAGAAGTCTTGATGCCCATGCCTTTTTTGGTCGCCATGGTTATGCGGCCGCGCCGCCCTCAAACATCAACGTCACGCTAGTTACGTTGGCATCCGCCACGTCAATAAACACGCCCGAATTAAACAAGATCCCTTCGTCTGGGACTTAGATATCATTGGCGCTCGCCGAAGCAGGCGTGTTCACTGTCACCAATGCGGCAGCAGCACCCGTTGCGCCATTCTTTAGCGTAAACGAAGAAGCAGTGGCTGAGCATGTGTAATAAATGCCGCGCACGCGCGTGCGACCAGAAATAGCCGCCGCGTCAGCGGTCTTTGTAACTGTCTGAATATTGCTTGCGCTCATTGTTAACTCCTAAAAAGTAAAACCCACAGACGTGGGTGGAGTTAATTAGCCTGCTGAAACAGAAAGCGTACCAGCGTTATTCCAAATAGCGCCTGCAACACCGGGGTCTAATGTAGGGATAATGATGACGTTGGCAGTGCCGAGCAGATCTGAATCGCCAGTAACAGCAAGTTCACCAGAGACAACGCCTGTTGCAATGACAGCGCCGACAAAACCGTTTGTAGAGGTTACTGGACCTGAAAATGTGGTTGAACTCATGATAATTCCTTTGTATATGCAGTACTTCGTCCTATAGTCTCTGCATCGTCTGCTGGGTCAGTCTATAGGACTAGGAGGTTCCCAGTCATGCCCTATTTTTGCCTGTTAACGGCTACGAGTCAAGAATTTAATGACAAAAGCCCCTAACCTTTTGGGCTAGGGGCTTTTAAAGAGTTAAACCAAACTCTTTTTCGAGTACTTAGGCGCCTGGTGAGCCGAAGATACCACGGGCATCAGAAAATCCAAAACTATATCTTTCGCGTGCCTTGTAGCGAACATTGCCGGTATCAAAATCCCCTTCAAAACCAGTCTTGATACCTACCCGCTGGAACATTTTCATGCCATTAGGTGCATCCGTTTTGATGAAGAAGGCATCAGGATCAGTCAAGTAATTGTTGACTGTGTAGCCCTGAGGAATCATCCCCATGTTGCGGATAGCGTTGATGTCATTATCCGCAGTGCCAACACGCAGTGTGGACTTAAGGATACGGTCAGCGGTGAACTGAAGTTCCTTAGGGATAATCAACTTCAAGCCTTGGATGCTGATCTTCAAGCCACGCTCATCAGTGAATGCAGCAATGTCAATCAACGCCTGCTCAAGAGCAGTTTCGCTCAAGTCAGCAGCCACTGACAACTCATTACGCAGGTCTGGGCCGCCCAAGGTTGGGTGGTCAGTTGCGCACAGAGGCTTGCCGTCACCACCAATAGAGGTGGTGAAAGCGCCGTTAAGAACAGCGGCTGCCTTGATCTGCTTGGTGGTTGCCATGGAACGAGCCAAGGCCTTTGTGTAGCGAGCTGAGAGACGATCGTAAAGATTGTCCTCAACTGCTTCCTCGGTCAACGAGAAGGCCAAAGCGATGGTCTCGTGTGTGTAACGAGCCGTATAGACTTCCTGAGCGTTGTCATAAGCAACGCCAGCGCCTTCACCCTTAACAGGTGCTTCGCCAAAGCCTGAGAGCATGACTTCCTCTTCAAACGCACGGTCTGAAGACTCTGTGTCATAGATCTCGGCATGCTGGTTGTCATAGCCTTTGTACTCTAGGCCAAACAAGGCATTGAGACCTGGCTCGAGTTCTTTAACTAACTGGGAACGTGAAATAGCCATGATTAGGCTCCTTGTCCGGCAACACCAGCACTACCGTACAGGTGTTCGTTAATCTTAACCACAACCACTGCATTGGTTCCTGTCGCATTGCCTGGCAACGGATAGAAGCCAACAATCTTGAGGTTCAATGCGGCAGTGTTAGCCACGGTGGATGAGTCGAGTTCCATTGCTGAAACACCAGTGGTGGAATTACCCGTACCGACAACCACGTCAGCATTCTTGCCAATGTCGGCTTGAACGATGTCTTCGTCAGCTTGGATAGTAAACAACTGGTTAGGGTCATCCAACACTTCAGCGCTGATTACACCTTGGGTGATATTAACTGAGCCAGGGTAGTAGTTGCTGAAAGTAGGCTTGCCTGTGGTGGGGTCCACGTAGTTGCAGCCGTTAAACACGCCAACAGCTGCGGTGTGTGTAGCGGGGTTGAACTGTACGAGGAAACCATCATAAACGGTGACGAGGTCACCTTGGAAAATTGCTCCAGCCTGGTTGTCTGCAATTTCGTAGCTAAACTGCTTCTGACCACCAGTAGCAGATAAGTTACCTTGCGGACGCAGACCAAAGGCTTTGTCGATGTTAGCCATTTGTCATTCCTTTAAAGGGTTACGATTCGGACTTGGGGTCACGAAACGAGATTTTGGTTTGCCTTTGTGGATTATTAATTCGCATGCTCGAATGTGCGTTCGACTTCAGCAGCTCATTATCCACAGATTGAAGTTGGTCATGGGTGCGTGATGCATAATACGCATTTCGCTCTTGCACAGTCTCCTCTGGCACACGCGCTAGCAAGAGGCCTCCCACGCCGAGTACACCGGCATGTCGGCCATCATCAACGGACGGAGAAGCAAACTCAGGATACTCTTCTGAACGAACAAGTTCGTAGCCTTCGCGCAGTTTACCTGCGACATTGATACGATCTTCCTGACCTGCCACCTCTGAACGAATCCAACGGTGTTTGTAGCCTGGAGGCGGTGCGGGCGCATCCAATCGTGAAGGGGGTGCCCATGGTTTGCGACGCGCAGTTTTCTCACGTGTATCAGTCTCACGTGAGCTACGGGGGTTAAGCTTTGGCATTGTTTGGTCGCTCATGACTACTCCTTCACATATTTGGCGTATTCCTCAAGCGGAACACCCAATTTTTTTGCAATAGCAACTTGGCTCGGGGTGAGCTTTACGCTGCGGCGTGCACTATTTACTCCAGAAGACCTGGAAGCAGGAGCAACCGTTTGCACGGGTCGGCTGGCTCTGCCGTTTTGCGCAGAAAACTTGTGTGGAAAATTCGACTGCATTCTGCGATCTAATTCATCATAATACTCATCTGACGTGGGGTCAAATTGTTCTTCACGTACTAATTGTATATGAATGCCTTGTGCGGCGTGTGTCATGGCCACATCTTTGCCAAACCACTCATTACGATCTGCCCAATCTTCTGCCTTAGGATCAGGGCGTGAACGGGACTGTTGCACAGGCTGCTGATAGGCTTGCTGTTGTTGGACAGGCTGTTGATAGACCTGTTGCGTTTGCGCAGGACGCATTTCAGCCATACGACGCTTGTCGTACATCGCCGAGGTCAATCGTTCTTGCGCCTCCGTCTCCGTGTCAAAGTCCCCTTCTTCACGGGCTTTGCGGATGATTTGCTTTAAGGCAGCAACTTGGGTGTCTAAGTTTGTGCTTGTTGCCTTGATGCGCTCTTGGTCGGTGTACTTGACCCGTTCCTCAAGCTGTGACGCCTTCTGTTGCACGTTACGTGCATAGGCAATGGCAGCCTCTTCTCGGCGCTGTGTCTCACGCAATCGAGCCGTTAGCTTGTCAATGCGCTTCTTGACACGGTCGCTGTACTCTTCTAGCTCAGCTTCCTGTGCCTCGGGTTGTGGTTGCTCAGCAACGGTACTGGTGCCGTCCTCTGAAATCTCAATGGTCGCCTCTTGCTCTTCCGCTCCCACCTCATACTCAAGCTCTTCGCCCTCTGTGCTTGGAATATTACTCATACTAAGCTCCTTAAGCTATGTGAAGAACGTCTTCAGGATTATTAACAATCCCCAAGACTTCGTCATCATTCAACAAACGGATTTCTCCGCCATCTATCGTGATTCGTGCGCCGGCATAGCGGCCAAAAAGAATCCAATCACCTGCCTTGCACCAAGGACCGTCGGGAAACTTACTCTCGTCTTTGTATGCAAGATCGCCAACCTTCAAAACATACCCGCATGTCGTACCTAACTGCGTACGTTTTTGAGTTTCTTCTGCAAGGATGATGCCGCCTTTGGTTTTTTCTGTACCTCGGTACGGCAAAATGGCAATTCTCCAACCCGTAGGCGTAGGAATGCGGTCACGCACAGCTTCATCCAAACCTGCCGGATCAAACTTGCCTTCAGCATCATAGGCAGACTGTAAGGAAGGTTCCTTGTTCGCCTGCTCCTCTTGCCACTTGCGCTCAAGCGCAGTCAGGGCTTTTCCACTCTCTGGACTCTCCATGAGTCTTACTCCTCTCTCTGGTTAAAAATCTTTTTCAGCGTTTTTAATCAGTTGCCTGACTGTCGCTTCTGTCATTTTTAAACCTTCAAGACGACCCATCATAAAACGATACCGTTCCATATCGGCAATCGTTCCATTCAGCACAATCGCTTCAGCATCGGCACGAAGCTCTCGGATCTCTTTTAGTACGGTTTCTGCAAACTCTAGCATGGTAAACCCCATGAAGTAGCAGACGGTAATGCCCCGTCTGAAGGCTTAAAACAAAATCTTTAGGTCATTCTGGTCTGGCGCTTCTTCATCACGCGTCCTTGCCCACGGCACGTGGTCACCATGCCACCATTCTTCAGTCCTTGCGGACGCTTGCCGCTTAGGTCACGTGACTGTGCTTCGCCTTGTCGCATCATCTTTTCCATCTTAATGGCTTCTAGCTGTTCTTCAAGTGGCAGGTCACTAATGCCACCGTCAACCGGAGGCTTTCTTTTCGTTGTCTTGGCCGCGGTATCTAGCTCTTCCCTACGACGCGCAGCTTCTTCCTTCTTTTTCTTGGCGTCACGCTCACGTGCGCGCTCAGCCGTTAGCTTGATTTGATCTAGCTCTTCTTTACTGAGCTTTTTAGGAGAGGTAGCCATGGTTTATTCCTAGTAGAGTTTAACGGGGTAGTTGCCATCACGCTTTTTAACAATGCGTGGCTTTACTGTATCCTTCGATGGGACTGTTTTCCCAGTCTTGCTTGGTTTCTGGGAACTGGTTCCCTTTTTTGGTGTCATGTCCGATTCCTTTGCATGTTCTCGTCAAGCACACGCACCCGCTCTTTCGCCACGTCGGCACGCATCTGAGCAATGCCTTCTTGTGAGTCAATACGGGATTGCGCTTCCTGACTGCTCTGCTGAAGCTTCTGTGCATCAAGCTGTAGCTTTGCTTGGTCAACCTGCGCATCCGACTGCATTTCCTGAGCGCGCAACTCAATTTCCTTCTCTTTAAGCTGCACCACCGGATCAACCCCACCGCCGCCTTCGCCAGCCAACTGCTGTTGCATGGTACGTACGTCTTGCATGTACTTTGCCACCAACATCGCAATCATGCCTTCGCGTTGCAGGTCAGAGACCATGCCGCGTGGGTCGGATCCGTAGTTCTTGAAGATCTCAACCTCAGCATCCTCTTCTGCCTTCAAGCGCACGTGCTCCAAGATGTGCTTTTGCAAGAGAGAAGCCGCCAATGGGTTGTTGCCAATCAACGGGCTCAAGCCCTGCATTAAGTGCGTTGCGATGTGCGCATCGTGCTGTTGACCTGCAAAGGCACGCAAGTCCATGCCGTCCAACACGTCGGCGTTCTCGGTAGCAGGGTCCTTGGGCATTTGTGAATTCTGCGGGCGCAAGATACCGTCAATGTCACGCACGTTTAACGCCGCATAGACACGGTAATAGGCTTCGTACATGTTGTGCATCTGCGGCGCAGATTGCGCCATCTGAAGCTGTGTTTGAGCCAACACCAAGCGCTGTGCAGTGGAGAAGATGTTGGGGTCAGCCACAGGCAAGACGGCAACCATGTTGCTGAAGTCAGCACGCTTGATTGAGCGGCTTGCGCCAGGCACATCGTACGGATACTCGTCAGGCAAGAACTCGCCGAAGCCCTTTGCCAACATCTTAAATTCTAGCGACTGCGCATAATGCAAGCGCTTGTGTATGGCGCTCATGACCATAGAACCGCGCTCTAGCAACGCAATGGTGGTGCCCACTGCCGCGTTCTGATTACCGTCACCGACCTGCATGTCCGCAATGCTTGCCAAGCGGTTACCCGCCTCGACTGTAAAGCCCAAAAGCGCAAACAGTGTCTGGCTTGGCTCTTTGTATGGCATCGGCATAAGCGAGGCTGAGAGCTCTGCGCCACCGGCGTCAATGTCGCGCCACTCGCCGGGCTGAATCGGCTTGTCACTGTCCGCGATCCGCGCGCCTTTGGCCTTGAATCCTGCCGGCAGGTTGGCTAGCGTACCCGCATCCAACAACTGACGCAAGGCAGCAGTAGCCGTCTTTGACAAGCCACCAATCAGATGCACAAAGCCTAAGCCATAGGCACCCAAACCTTCGATCAATACGTAGTGTACAAAGTACTCACGGCGACGCTTGTTCTGGTCTTCTTCTTTCCAGTTGCGACGCACACTAATAACTTGACCCGAGCTGTCGTCAAGGGTCACCACATACGGCAACTTAATGCCGGTAGGCTCGCCATCTTCGTCTAAGTCTTCAAAGCCCATCAAGTCCAGGTTGACTTGGAACTCCAACAAAAAGACCTCTTCCGAGTCGTTCGATGGCTCAAGCCCCGTGGCACGGTCAATGGCGTCCTGAATCTGACTCGAATCCATGCCCGTGTCGCTAGACACCACATCCAAGTCCAGATACTGCCCCGATACCACGCGCTTGCGATACTCATTCGTATCCATCGGGATACGGTGCGTGATCCGTGAGCATTGGCTCATGACGCTTGAGCCGTTATACGGGATGTACACATCGTCAGCCAAGCACAACTTACTGACCATGCGCTCAAGCTGATAGTCGTAATACACTTTCTTAAACGTCGAGCCGCCATAGCCAAGATAGAACAAGGCTTGATCCATCTCAGGCGTATACTCTTCCATCACAGAAGTAATCTGATAGTTCATGAAGTCCTGCACGCGCGATGCCTGCTGTGACTTGTCTACCGTTTCTTTGCCCACGACCTGTGTACGCACAGGACCGCCTGCAGGCATCAGCTCCTTCATGGCTTGAGACTGAAACTGCACAATGGCTTGCGTGAGCATTGGGTGCACCACACCCGCCGCACCCCTAAAGGGCTTGGTACGGTCTTCAATCTTCAAGCCTAACAACTCTAAGCCACTGGCATACATCTGTTCCCAGTCGGCACGCGATGCCTTGTCAGCGTCAAACAGCTCGAGAAGGTCATTGCCAATACGGTTCAATTCTGACGGATCAAGGACCTCGGCTAAGTTGGCGTAAAACGGCACATCAGGCTCGTCGGCACCAATCTCAATAATCGCCCCGCCGTCCTCTTCCAAGATAATCTCAATGTCCACCTCGGACTCGCCAAGCGTCTCTTCTCGCGGCCCAAGGATTTCAATGTCTATCACTTCGTCGAGGTTTAGTGCCTTGTCAATTTCCATGCTCTCCGCCTACCTTTTAGTCGCCGTCTTGATTAAGCCACGAACTGCTTTCGTAGTCTGAAGCCTTGTACGTTGCCAAGGGGACTCGGCGTGTAGTCATGTACGAACCTTCTCCGCCTGTGTCTTCTTGCCACTCTACCGTGTCGCCTCTGATTTCATGACCAGGCGCTAGCTTTGTTGCCGGGGCTTGTGAGCCG